CGGACTTTGAGTGGCCACGCGCTGCCGCGATTGCTAGGCGTGCGCTCCGTTCCTCTACGTTGACATGGTCGCAAAGGTTAAAGAACTCGCGATGGATGGGCGCAATCAGGTCAATCGGATCATGCGGTGTGCCGTCGTCGTTGTTACGGACCACGTTGTCCTCGTTTGCGCTATTGGCTCCGTCGCTTAGATATGCGTAGGTAAAATAGGCGACGTCGACCTCGGCGCGATGAATCCGCTTCAGCCTCGTTAACTCGGATTTATCCTTGCGAAACGTATCAATATGATAATCCGTGGCTTTGCCGGCTTTAATGGCCGTAGCTAGCTTCGTTACACGGGCGGTTAGTAATTCGATGCGCTGTCCTCGCGATGCTCGGTCGAGCCATTCTCCGTTGATATACGCCATGATTGCGTCCTCCTTTCGTTAGTGTAGGTTATGTATCCGAGAGTCCGACCGTTAGGCATGCGATTGGACGTCTCGAGTTCGAAAAATTGTGCGCTAATTGAAAACGTCAATCCCTGCGTTGGCGGACGGTGGGCTTGGGGGATGTCGTTGTGTGTCGAATCGGAGCTATTCCGCATCGTTCACGCTTTGCACGCAATCATCCAAACGCTTGCCCATCGGCCAGCCTCCGCTCCACCTGCTTATGTATACCGCTGTATAAACATACGGACATCATTACGCATAATGTCAATTTTACGTAATTATGTGCGATACCAAACCGCGCCACGACAACGTTCATGACGTATGCTACTAACGATACTTATACGCTGCTTTATACATTGGCGTAATAGCAACGTTTAAGGCGAAGGCCGGCGTATTATTTCCCGTGTTGACTGCATAAATAACGGGAGGATAATCGGGCAGCTGATCGTATGCCAGGCGCTAGTGTATCCGCCGTTATTCGACATACCCCGTGAGTTTGGCGAGGGCGTCTCCGCTGGTGGCTTCCTGCTAATGCGGAGCGTATGCGGTAGCCTTAACGGAAGCCATAGCGTATGTCTTATCGGAGCCCTTATCGCTGTCATATGCGCTGCCTTTATCGGAATACCTCCGCTTCTACTTACGCCAACTTACCGCAGCCCTTCCGCAATAAGACGAGTTCCTTCTATATAATAGATTGGCGTTATTGCTAGCGTAATGTATGGCGTATGTATGACCTCGCTTGGTCCGCAGTTAGCCCGCTATGTTAACGGTGATGCTTGCGAGGTTCTATTCGTTTAGGCTTGCGTAAAAGAAACGCATCTCTTTGCGTTATATGTATTACGTAATATTACCTCTACATACTATAGACCGTACTAGCGCAGATAAGTCCACGTATATTACGTTATATGTCCGCATTCATTAACGTACGGTCGTTCCGACCTAAAACCTTGTAGTCCGGCCAAGAGCGTGCCGTCCTACCTTAGTGTATTGTTATCGATGGTCTTTAAAAGAATAAGGAAAGCGTGGCGCCGAATGACTGGAAGGAATGAAGGCGCAGGTACTTGAAACCCTTCTAAGAAGAAGACACCGACAACGCCTAAAAACGGCTGTATCCCTTGCAGCAGTAAGGATGAAGCCACTTTTTACGAGTCACGTTTTCGCCACACTAAACGGCCATTTAGTCACGTTTTCGCCACACTAGAATCGCGCTAGTATTCTGCGCAATGTTGGCGTATACTAAACCGGAAAGGATGATCGCAATGAGAGAGTTTACTCCGGTACAAAAATCGTTTAATGAACTGTGGAATAGCGGATACAGATTCCTTAGTGACGACGATAAGAACAGCATGAGAAACGGTTATTACGCAAATCAAAACGGAAGGGTAAGCGGCTTTACGATAAACGGACTACACCCGGCAACTATTGGCGGAATAGAGTTAACGCCAGAAGAAATCGAAATGGGCGTGAATTATATCAAATTCCTGCGGGCGCTAAAACGTTAGAAAGGCGCCCATTTATCGGACGCCTTTCCGTTACTATTTTCGGCTTTTCTTCGCATGATCGTCGAATAATTTCCGCACTGCTTTCGTCCATTCCGACTCGAACCCTTCAGCCTGACGGAACATTAAATCCGGATGCACCAAGTACCGCACTTCTTTACGTGTGCCGGTAACTAGAATAGCGCCAGCGGACTGTAGCCGGCTCATTACCTTCGATACGGTCGCCACATCGTGCCCAATCGATTCGGCCAACGTTTCCCTTCCGATGTACTCAATGAACGCCTTATCAACGTTAGGATTGACGCAGAGGTAATACTCGCTGTAGTGGAAGAACGGAATTATTTTGTAAAGCATTCCGATTTCATTCAGGCGCAACTTATCGGTGATTTCCTTCGCTCGGACCGTGTACAATTTCGTAAACACTCCGTTAGTAATGCGTTCGCCCATCGAATGAAACCGTTTATTCACGTAAAACCCTTCCGAACGTGATTCGAGCAAACCAAGCGCGACCAAGCGATCAACAAGCCCGCTGGCGTTTGTTTTACTTCTCCCAAGCACACGGGCAATGTCCGCCTTATTCATTGGCTCCGGCTTGACCATCGATCCCTTCAGCAACATACCGTCTCCATTAATACGGAGCTGCAAAAGGATTTTCACCATTGCGCCCGCTTCGATTAGAGTTAAATCACGGATAATATCCGACACAGCATCGTTATATGAAACTACGTAATTGCGGCCGTGGTGGAACCGTTTCTTTTTCGGCAGTGTTGCGTAGTGTTTAGCACGTTCTGCTTCTTCAGGCGTTCGGATGGTTGCGTTCGCCGTTTCCGGTACAAAGTAGCCGATTTCTCCTTCTTCGTTTACAATACGATCGTAATTAGCCATTTTATCAATCTCCTTTTCACATAAGAAAAAGCCCGCATAAGCGAGCGTTCTTCACCCTATAGACCGTACTAACTCGAAAAATGTGGTGAGTCTAATTACCTATTTTTCTTATTTGTACCGGCTGAACCTTCGTAAATTCGTGGTACGCTTTCTTACGCTCCTTATTCCGGATTCTAGCCTTCTTGTCTATGAATCTATTTTCGTAACTGGTACGCTCTCTGCGCGTCGGTTTACCGTGATAGCGTCCGTCAGCAGCATTACCATCCATATCGTTTTTTGACTTAACTTCCTTACTCTCCCGCCGATCAAACTGGCGCTCACTCATAATCGGATACTCTTCGTCCTGCATCTTCGTCAAACTCGGATTGTATAATTTGTCGTATAGCAACACGTCAGCCAATCGGTTTACATCTACGTTCGGATGCTCCGCTACTATTTCGTTTATTCTCCGCTTCCTCTCTTCGGCAGTTGCCACAAAAATACGTTCTAGCGGAATGTCGCCGTGTCTGTCCGTCTTGTAATTAAAGATGCTGCCGTCAACGTAAACTAAGTCGGCCTGCTTCGGTTGCTCTTTTGCGGGCTCCCAGACGAGCGGGCCTCCGTTTTTAAAATCGTGCCTTACTTCTTTCTCAAGTTGCGCTAATAAATTCGCCATTAATCGTTTCCCCTCTCGCAGATGTGATCGTGTAACCTTCGCCATGTTGCACCCAATACCAATAAACTTCCGATATTGCTTCGATGGCCCTATCGAGCAGATTGTTAACTCCGCGCTTGTCGAGCCCCATCCGCTTGCCCGCCTCTTCCTGCGTCAAATCCTCCTCGTAAACCAGGCGGAGAGCCTGCGCCTGACGGCTTGTGAGCCCCGCTAGTTCAACGGCCTTGCGTAAATCTACGAGAATATCAACCGCAGCATAGTCGCCCTGATATTGCCTATTTATCAGCGCGTGGTAATCCGATAGTAGGATGCGGAGGTTGGCCGGATTGTCGAGCGCCGGGTACTTCGCCTCGAGACTGCGTTCTTGTATGTGTAGATCTCGCTTAACACTGCCCACTAGACCGCCTCCATTCCGCCACTATTGCGTCTTGCCACGAATAATCCATCGATGACCATTCGACGCCATCCACGACATACTCTTCTCCCATTCCAAGCGTGAATTCATTCCAGCGCTGTGGTCCTTCATATTGTGCTGCCTTGTTTGATCCGTCTGAATCTCCG